AGAGGCAGACACCTATCGCCGCTTGCTTGAAGCCACGCAACAAGGCGAACAGCCGGACCAGACTCAGCAACCAGCGGTGAAAGCGCCGGTAAATGACGAGGAACGCATCCGCCAAGCTGCGCAGAAGCTCAACGCTGAACAAAGCTTTAACGCTCGATGCAACTCCGTCTTTGAAACGGGAAAGGCAGAGCTTCCAGGCTTTGAAGAAAGCGTTAAGAACTTGGGAATGCTGGGCGTACCTCAGGATTTCATCGCGGGCGTTGTTGGCCTGGATGACGCTCACAAGGTGCTGCACGCCTTGGGATCGAATCCTGATGAGGCAATCCGCATTCTGTCCCTTCCCCCATTGCAGCAGGGCCGAGAACTTGAACGCATTGCGTCCAAAGCCCCGGCCCGAGTCACCAAACCGGTATCCAACGCGCCAGAGCCGATTAACTCTCGCATCGACACAGGGGCACCCTCGGGCAAATCCCTTGAAAACATGTCGATGGACGAATTCATCGCGGCGCGCAACTCACAGTCCAAAAGGTAACCAGTCATGGCCAACTCACTTTTAACGATCAGCATGATTACCCGAGAAGCGCTGCGCCTGTTCATGAACAGCAATGCCTTCCTCAAAAACATCGACCGTCAGTACGACAACCAGTTCGCAAAACAAGGCGCGAAAATCGGTTCGACTCTGAAAATTCGGCTGCCCAACGATTACATTGTGCGTTCTGGCGCGGTGGCAACCCCGGCTGACACGGTTGAACAGTTCACCTCACTGACAGTCAGCGCCCAAAAAGGTGTTGATATGGCGTTCACCTCGGTGGACATGGCCCTGTCGTTGGATGACTTTTCAAAGCGCATCCTGTTGCCTGCCATGAACAACCTGGCGGGTGCTGTTGCCGCCGACGTTATGACCGCAACAGAGAGCGCGTCGGCGTTCATCTTCAAAGATGGTGGCTCCGGTGTGATCTCTACGCCAACCATGACCGAGTGGTTGCTTGCTGGCGCCAAGCTGGACAACAACAGCGCACCGCGTACCAGTGCATCGCGCCGTGCCATGCTTGATCCGCTGACCCAGGCCCGTACCGTGTCGAGCCTGTCCGGTCTGTTCCAAAGCCAAACCAAGTTGAAGGATCAATTTGAAACCGGCCAAATGGCAAACGACGTGCTGGGCTTCGACTGGTACATGGATCAAACCATCCTGAAACACACGCCTGGCAGCTTCACCGCAGGCACCGTCAACGGCGCTTCGCAAACCGGCTCGACGCTCACCACGAACGCCATCACCGGTACACTGAAAAAAGGCGACATCATCACCATCGCTGGTGTTTTTGCCGTTAACCGCATCACCAAGCAATCGACTGGCGAACTGCAACAGTTCAACGTTACCGCTGACGTACTGACTGCGGCCACCTCGATTCCGATCTATCCGGCAATCGTTGTTGCTCCAGCGGCCTACGGCACCGTAACTGCATCCCCGGCTAACTCGGCGGTGATCAGCTTGCTCGGCGCACCGAACACCATCTACCGTAAAAACCTGGCCTATGTGCCGGAAGCCATCACTATGGCAACGGCTGACCTTGAGTTGCCGAATGGCGTACAGCAAGCGGCTCGCGAATCCTACGGCGGCGTAAGCCTGCGTATCGTCGGCCAGTACGACATCATCAACGACCGCTTTATCTGGCGTCTCGACATCTTGTACGGCTTTGTCGCCGTGCGTCCTGAGTGGATTTGCGTCGTTGGTGACGCACTTTAACGCCGACGGGCGTTGACTGTTACACTCGAAAGCCTCCCGCATTGGGGGGCTTTTTTACTTTCAGAAACGGAGAAACAACCATGTTCGAATTCCCTAAATGGAAATACTCGGCAACTGGCGCAGTGATCGTCGATGACGAAGCGGCTGAAACTGCATTGGGCGCCGGTTGGTTCAACTTCCCTGACGAGGTGACACACGACACCGAGGACAAGTTAGCGGCAGAGCTGGCAGCAGCCGATCAGGCCAACAAGGATCTGGAAGCCTTGCGTGCTACGGCGGCAGACCTTGGCATCAAGGTTGATGGACGCTGGCAGGGTCCGCGCCTTGAGGACGAAATTAAGGCGAAGATCCTGGCGAATGGTGAAAACCCAGCCGCTGATACTACCGCGACAGAAACCGAGGCATAAGCCATGACGACGCCCGTAGAACTGATCAACCTTGCGCTCAAACAATCGGGCGTCATTGGTGTCGGACAAACCGCCTCGGCAGAGGATATGCAGGACTGCTTTAAGCTCATGCAAATGATGCTTGCGCAGTGGCAGACCAAGCGATACATGATGTACCACTTGGTCAACCTGTCTATTCCCTGCACCGGGGCACTGTCCTATTCCATCGGACCGGCTGGCGACATCGCAATGGCTTCACGCCCGAACGAGATCATAAGCGCCTTTATCCGGCTTCCCGCTGTCGGATCGACCAACAAGATTGACTACTCGTTGAACATCATCAGGGCGCGTGAGGATTACGACCGCATCCTGGCAAAGACGATGGGTTCCATGCCGTCGTTCCTGTTTTATGACTCAGGGTTCCCGCTCGGCATGCTCTACGCCTGGCCGGTTCCGTCGAGCGTCTACGAACTTCACGTTACCGTTCTGGACCAGTTCCAGACCTTTGCCACGGTAGCGGACACGTTCGTCCTGCCTGCGCAGTATGAGGAGGCGATCATGTACAACTTGGCTGGTCGCCTGCGCCCAATGTACGGAATGCAGCCTGACCCATCTATCACCGCACTGGCGAAGGCTTCGCTTAACTGCCTGCAATCGGCAAACATCCAGCTACCGCGTATGCAGGTTCAACCATTCCTGACCTCTCGTGGCCGCTATAACATTTACACCGACCAGGGGAATTGATCGATGAAAGTCCCTCTAAGTGGCAGCGCCTACACCGCTCGCAGCGTGATTGCCAGTGCGCAGCGCAGCGTCAACCTGTACGGTGAACACAACCCAGAAGACGCACCCTATCCGGCGACCTATTACCCAACCCCTGGAATTACCACCATTGCTACGGCACCCGTCACCGGCTGGCGCTGCCTGTACACGGCCACGTCTGGCGCTGTTTTTGGCGTGGTGAACACAATGGTCTATCAGATCAACAGTGACTTTTCGCTGACCTATATCGGGTTCATCGGTTCGCCCGCTGGCCCGGTGTCGATGGTTGATAATGGAATTAGCCTTCTGATCGTGGACGGATCGAGTTCGGGCTGGGTTTACGACATGTTTGCAAAGACGTTCATTGTCATAAACAGCCTCAATAACTTCTATGGCGCCGACCGTGTTGACCTCGTTGACGGGTTTTTCATCCTCAACCGTACACTGTCCAATCAGTGGTATATCTCAAACTTCTTGAGTGCGACATTCGACCCGCTAGACTTCGCCGCCAAGACGGGATTTTCCGATAACGTGGTAGCCGTGGCAGCAGCTAAGCGGCAGGTGTTCGTGTTCGGCACGTTCACGACCGAGGTCTGGTACAACTCCGGCGCCGCCGCCTTCCCGTTCGCCCGCATGCCTGGCGCGTTCATCCAGTTCGGGTGCGCGGCGCCTTCGACCGTGCAGCAGATTGACGGATCAATCTATTGGCTGGCCCGCTCGCCAAGTGGTGGTGTTCTGGTCATGCGCACCGAGAACTATGACCGGGCGCGTCTATCGACCTTCGCCATCGAAAAGGAATTCCAGAGCTACGGCTACATCACCGACGCCCAGGCCTATATCTATCAACAGGACGGCCACGCCTTCTATGTGATCAGCTTCCCAACGGCTAACAAGACGTGGGTCTTCGACATCGCCACCAACGAATGGCACGAGCGGGTGTGGCATGACACCAGTGGCAACGAGAACAGGCAGCGCCAGTGCTGTCACGCGATCATGGACGGCTACAAACACATCGTTGGCGACTGGCAGACCGGGCAGCTTTACCTGATGGACAACAACACTTACACCGACGATGGTGCCCCGGTTCGACGCATCCGGTCATTCCCGCACTTGCTGTCTGACGGTGATCGGGTCATGTACCGCACATTGATCGCCGACATGGAAGTTGGGCGCGGCGTGCCGTCATCGACAGAGGCGCCGGAGATCCGCCTGCGCTGGTCCGACACCCGGGGCATATCGTGGGGGAATTACGTTTCGCAGGATCTCGGTCCCACTGGTGATTTTCTGACATGCGTCCAGTTCCAGCGCCTCGGTATGGCCCGCGACCGGGTGTTTGAGCTGTCATGGTCTGGCAACTGCAAAACAGCCCTGTCCGGCGCATTCATTGATGCCCAGCCAGCGAGTAGCTAAGCCATGAACCTCGACACGACAGTACCGGACTTTTCCATCCCTTTCGTTAATCCGCAAACGGGCCAGATCGATTACATTTGGTTTCAGTTCATGATCAAGTTGCTCGACAGGACCACGGCCTCTACGTCGTCAGTCCTGTCGGTTTCCGGGTCAACTCCCATCGTTTCGTCAGGAGGGGCAACCCCAGCCATCAGCATCCTGGCGGCCAGCGTATCCAACGCCGGATCGATGTCAGCAGCCGACAAAGCGAAACTCAATTCGATGTCTAACGGCGCCGCTGTCGCATCAGTGTCCGGCACGGCGCCGATCACCTCAACTGGCGGGGCATCGCCAACTATTGCCATTACCAACGCCACGATCAGCGCTGACGGCGCCATGTCTGCGCTCGATAAGGTGAAGTTGAACGGGATCGGCACCGGGGCGACGGTTACAGGCGTTACCGGCACGGCACCAATCGTTTCGAGTGGTGGCGCGGCTCCGGCGATCAGCATCACGAATGCCACAACGTCGGCTGACGGATCGATGACAGCGGCAGATAAAACCAAACTGAATGGCATAGGGACTGGCGCCACAGTGGTCAGCGTAACGGGTACGGCGCCTATCGTGAGTTCGGGCGGCGCCAACCCAGCGCTCAGCATCAATGCGGCCACTACATCAACGGCTGGCTCAATGTCGGCGGCGGATAAGACAAAGCTTGATGGCTTGGTTATCGCCAACATGAGCAACTTCATGGTTCACCAGACCGTATCGCAGTCGGTAGTCGGTGGTGTGCCGCTCAAGGCGACGTTTACCACGAAAGACTTTGACGACCTGACCGAGTACGACACGGCCACCTCCCGGTTTATTTGCAACAACACCGGGACGTATGTCTTTGCGGCGGGCGTCGTTGGTAGTCAGGCCACATTAGTTCGTCGGCAGCTCGCTATTTACGTCAACGCGGTCATGTATCAGATCATCCAGGACGCATGGAGTACGGGGCCTATGTGCATCGCTGGGAGTTCGGCGCCGATCAAGTTGAATGCCTTTGATCAGGTGTCTGTCGAGTATTACAGCGACCAGCCGGAGACAACGACCACTGGCAAACAGAACACCTATTTCGGCGGCTGGCGCATCAAATAAGCCTTGATTGGCACAGTCTTTGAAAAGGCCGATAATCGCCAAAACCCCTACATTCGACAGGACAAAAATTAACATGCGGAACTTCCTACTGATCGGCCAAGGCATCAACACCACGCCATTGCTGGCCGCTATCGCTCGCAAACCGGAGCTTTGGACCGCTGACACCTATCTCCGCGACTACCCACAGGGGCCGTTCGGGGAGATCGATTCAATCATTCTTCGCTTCCCGGTCAAGTCGGTGAAGGAAACCGAAGCCGAGGTGCTTGATCACTTTTCGAAGTACGACCAGCACGAATGTATTGACCAGCCAGCCTATGCCCTGTTGCCAGAAGCTCGCCCACTCATCATGGCCCTGATGGCCTATGTAGGCGGCACTCGGCTCGGGCGCGTCATGATCAACCGAATCAAGCCTGGCGGCGTGATATTCCCGCATTGCGACACGCCAGAACATGCGGAATATTGGTCGCGGCACCATATCTGTCTACAGGCAGAGCCGGGGGTGGTTTTCCGTTGTGAAGACGAGCGCGTTTACATGGGACCGGGCGAGACGTGGTACTTCGACAACTCGCTGGAACACGAGGTCATCAACAACAGCCGGACAGACCGTATCTCAATGGTCGTCGATGTGAGGTGCGCATGATTACCGTAATGGTCGAATCGCTTGAAGAACACTTGCCGGAGCTGATGCCGCTGCTTCCACTTCACTTTGAAGAACTGGCACTTAATAAGGATAAAGTCCCTCTTTCTCCGCAATATGACGTCTACCTTGGCCGTGAACGCCAAGGCCAGCTGATGTTTATGGTGGTGCGCGACGGCGGCGAACTGATCGGGTACTTCATCGGCTTCGTTGCTCCGGGCCTGCATTACTCGACCTGCTTAACTCTGATCATGGATATTTTCTATATCCACCCAGACCACCGAGGGAACAGCACCGGTTATAAGCTGTTCAAGGCTGTCGAGGAAGAGGCGCGGCGCCGTGGTGTGGATCGTATGTTTGTCGGCTCTAAAGTCCACCTTGATGCATCCTGGCTCTTTGAGCGCCTTGGGTATGAAAAGGTAGAAACCACTTACACGCTCTGGATGGGGGAATAAATCATGGTCGCAGCAGCAGTAGTTGGCAGCGCCGTCGTTGGCGGCGTTGCTTCAAACATGGCGGCAGGAACTCAAGCAGATGCCGCGAACAGATCGGCAGATATGCAGCAGCAGGCCGCGCAAGATGCAGCAGGTCGCCTACAACCCTATGCGGCAGCCGGACAGCAGGCTTTAAACCCGCTTTGGTCCGCTATGGGATATACAAACCAATCTGACCCGGCAGCCGTTTCTCAAGCACAAAGCAAATTGCAAGGTCTTATCGACCTGAAAAACAAAAACGGATGGAGCGGCCAGATTGACCAGGCAATTTCCAGCGCTCAATCAGAATTAGAAAGCGCGCAAAAAGGACCTTTGGCTGTTGATCCAAATTCAACGCTACAGAAGCAGTTCAGTTTTAATCCGTCCGACCTGCAAAACACCCCAGGCTATCAATTCACAATGCAGCAGGGCCTGCGCGGCGTGCAGAACCAAATGTCTAGCCAAGGGCTTGGGTTGTCAGGTGCCCAGATCAAGGGGGCTGAGACGTACGCAACGGGGCTTGCTGACAACACCTATAACCAGCAATACAACAACGCTCTAAGCACCTATAACACCAATTATCAGACAGCATCAAACAACGTTAACCGCCTGCAAAACATGGTGAATATGGGGCAGAACTCGGCAGCAGGCCAAGGGCAAGCGGGCATGGCTGGCGCGGCCGGTGCGGGCAACTACACCACCCAGGCAGGCAACGCGACCGCTTCTGGCTACATGGGCATGGCGAACGCTGCAAACTCCGGCGCGCAGAACTACATGACCTATAACGCCCTGTACGGGGACAGCGCAAACAGCGGGACACCATCGTCTGTAAACCTTGGCGATACTTTCAGCGGCTTCAACTTCTAAGGGGCGCATGCCATGCCAATTGATCCAACCATAGCTGTCGGGCAAGCGCCTCAGAACTTCACACAGACGCTTGGCAATATTTCCCAGCTCAAGGGGCAGATGCTCCAGCAAAACCAGCTCACGCAACAGATGGGCGCCAATCAGGCTACATCACAGGCCATCCAGCAATCTACCGACCCGACCACTGGGAAAATTGATACCAATAAGCTCTCAGCGATCATGTCCCAAGATCCACGAGCGGCTTACAACCTGCTGCCAACACAGAATTCAATTCTGGAGAATCAGCAGAAACAAATCGGTATTGACTCAAGTCAGTTCGATTTGGCTAAAAAACGAAGCGACTACATGCAAGGGGCTATGGGTAGCCTGCTGAGCAAGCCAAATATATCTCCAGATGATTTTTACACCATCGCCGCCGATGCCGTTAAAAATGGCGTAATACCCGCCGATATGGCTGCTAAGCAGTTGTCTAGTCTGCCCACCGATCCAACTGCCCTACGCGAAAAGGCACAACAAATGTTGTTCCAGGCCCAGGATACAGCCGGGAAGCTCCAGATGATGATGCCGCAGAACAATGTAATGGATCTTGGCGGGGCAAAAGTCGCCACAAGCACGAACGCCATGACGGGTCAGGTCACGCCAATGGCTCAGTTCAACAACACAATGGCACCCGGCGATGCGAACAGCATGGTGCAGGTCTACAACCCACAAACACAGTCAATGGTCATGGTCACCAAGGCCCAGGCTGCGCAGATGGCGAACGGCGGCGGTCAAGGCCAGCAAGATCCGTCAACAATGGGCCTTCCGGGCACTGGCGCGAACGGGCGTTATCCGCAGCAGCAACAACAGCCAATGATGCCGGGTATCCCGGGCGGCGGGCTGTCGGCAGGCCCGTCGTTGGGAGCTGGCGCGGCGGCGGATGTTACGGCGGCAGGGGCGGCGAAGAATGCACTGTCATTGCAGGCCAACGCCGAAGGATCGCCACAGCGCGTTATGTTCCTGCAAAACATGGCGAAGGAATTGCAGAACTTCAATGCAGGCCCAGCCGCAGATTGGACAGCGAAGGCCAAGGCACTCGCATTGCAGGCATTCCCCGGTGCGTCGGTGGCAGCAGGAATCGATCCGTCAACCGTGGCATCGAAAGAAGAGTTCACGAAATACGCCACGAACTTGGCGATGAACTCAGCAGCAGGATTGGGCGGCGGCACCGACTCACAACTGGCGACGGCGGTATCTGGTAACCCCCATGCCGAACTCAGCAGCCTCGGCAACGCGCAGATCATTCAAGTGCTGACAGGGATCGAACGCGGCGTGCAGGCCAAAAACATGGCCTGGCAGAACTCCGGCGTTCCTCCTGAGCAGTACGGCAAATGGTCGGCGCAGTGGTCCAAACAGGTTGACCCGCGTGTTTTTGTTGCGCCTGAAATGTCCCAGGAAGATCGCGCCAAGATGTACAACGCATTGAAACCGGCAGATCAAGAGCGGTTTATGCAGTCGTACCGCACCGCGATTCAGAGCGGGATCATTCAACGCCCAACGCAGCAATAGGGGCTTGAGCCATGTCATTTGAGAAACTGTTAGACCAGGCCGGACGCGTTTATAACGTCGATCCGGCCTTATTGCGTGCGCAGATGATGGCGGAAAGCGGTGGCAACCCTAATGCCGTCTCAAACCAGAACGCGCAAGGGGCGATGCAGATCATCCCATCAACCCAAAAAGCTTTGGGCGTCACCGACCCGTATGACCCGGCGCAGTCAATCAACGGCGCTGCCAAACTGATGGCAGAGAATCTAGACCGCTATGGGAACGTGGCGGACGCCGTACGCGCCTATCACGGGGGGACGGACCAGGCCAATTGGGGGCCAAAGACTCAGGCGTACGCGCAGAAGGTTTTGAACAGCTACGGCGGCGCGGCGCCACAACCGCAGGGAAACCAGCAAATGAGAACTGCACAACAGCCGCAGGATGACTTGGCGAACGACTTCGCTATGCCGAGTGCAAAAGCGGCGCCGGTTTCAGCGCCAGCCCAGGCCCCGGCAATGATGGGCGGTATTCCGCAGGCCCAGGCCCAGCAAGCCCCGGCTGATGACTTGGCGAATGACTTTATGATGCCATCCGCCAAAGCTCCTACAGCAGCCGTAGCGCCTCAATCACCACAACAAGCGGCGATGGCTCAGCAGCAGCCAGTAAACGCCGCGCAGGCACCTAACCAGCAGCAAGGTGGCATTCTTAATGGCATTTACAACTATGCCAAGGACGCCATCAATCCAGAACTCATCGGCGCCGCCGCAGTCGAGGGCCTGAAACGCGGCGTCGATACTCCGGTCGAGTACCTGACGAAGTGGATGGGCGGCGATTACAACGCCCAGGTTGCCACCGATAAGGCTCGGCGCGATGCCTACGACGCAACCAAGCCGGGAGCGGCGGCTACCATTGCAAGGCTTGGCGGTGAAATGGCAGGCCCAGCCGGTGAAATGCTGGGTGCTGGCCGTATCGCAACAGCCGGG